CGGCGCTGTTCGTGATCGGCGTTTGAAACGCATCGGTCGCCGAGAAGCCGAGCCCGAGCGCTCGCGCGCGATCGAGCAGTTTCGACTCGCGGCCGGCGAATGCGTTGATGTTCGCCGTGACGCACGTCCGCGGAAACGCGCTCGCCTGCGCCGCGTAGCCGAGCACGAGCCCGGCGAGCTGCGCGTCACGCTGCTCAAGCGGGAAGAGACTCCCCGGCGCCGACTCGCACGACGAGTCGACGTAAGCGAGCCAGGGTGAATCACCGATCGTGTCGCCGAGATAGCGATAGAACGCGGCGTGCGCGGCAGCCGTCCGCTGATCGTAGAGCGCGATCGCCGCGCTCGCGGTGGTGCGCATGTAGGTTTCGACGCCGGCCGGGCCCAAGTTCGCCGGCGGCGCCGCGACGTTATAGGCCGACGTCCTCGGCCAGAGCCAGAGATATCGCTCACGGCTCGCGCAGAGCTCAAGCACCGACGTGATCGGCGTCGGATCGAAGACGCCCCAAGCCTGCTCGACGTCGCCCCAGAAGACGTCGAGCAGCACGCCGCGGAACGTCGGCGCGAGGTCGAGCAGGCGCCCGATCTCGTCGAGGCTCGCCCCATACCCGACATGCCAGAAGTGCCCGCGCACGGGCTCGACACGAGGCGGCACGCTTTCGAGCGTGTCGGCGATCGCGGCGCGCAGCTGCACGAGCTCGTCGCGCACGCCCTCGAAGATCGCGAGCGCCTCGTCGACGTGGTCGATCGCAGACGAGGCGCGCTGCACCGCGAGATCCTTTGCCGTCGTCATGCGGCCTCCCCGGACGGCATCGGCTGCTCGACCTGCGTGTCGACCGCCTCAGTGGCCGCCGCCGCCTCGACCGGCGCCTGCGGGTTCTCTCCGTAGCCGTGACCGCGCGTCTCGCGCCAGAGCGCGTCTCGCGCGGTCTGCAGCTGCGCGAGCGAGCGCGACGCGACCGCCGTCCATGAGCGAGTCGCGAACAGCCGCTCGAGCGCATCGGCCTTCGCCGCCTTCGCCTCCTTGTCTTGCCCCGGCCACTGCCGCACGAGCTCGGCCTCGATCTCTTCCAGCGCGATCTGACGCTGCGTCTCGCGATGCTTCCAAGCGTCGCCGCCGTCCTCGGTGAAGAGCTCGGAGTTATCGCGCGCCGTGTCGATCGTCACGCCGATGCCGCCGAGCGCGAGGCTCTGCACGTGCGGCAGAAAGTCCTTGAACGTCGGATTGCGGAAACTCTTGCCGTCGAGCCGGGTCGATCGATCCTTGAGCACGGTCGCGACGCGATCGATCGAGTCGAAATCGCCGTTCACCATCTTGTGCTCTTGCTCCATCAGCACGAGCAACGACGGCTCGAAGCCGGTCTCGCCTTCGGCCTTCATCTTCACGCCGGTCTTGACGAGCTCCTTCTTGCCGGCCTGGTTTTTCTCCATGTCATATTCGTAACCCTGCCGGCCGCACATGATGATGTGCACCGCGGAGTTGAGATAGCGATCCGTGAAGTTCATCCGCCATTCGCGCTTGACCTCATTCCAATCGCTGAATTCGAGGCCGCGGTCGCGGCGCTTGCGGCGTGCGTACTCGTCGCAGTAGACCGTCCAGAAGTGCGTGATCGAGTCGATGATCAGCACGTCGGCGTTCGCCTGCGCCCAATCGATCGAGTCGCGGAGATCGGGCAGCGCGCGCGTCCGCGCCACCATGAGCTCGATGCCGACCTCGGCGAACCGCGGCGTGAGCCACGCGGCGCCGTTCTCGGTGTCGACGAACGCGACGCGCTTCTTTGGCGTCACGCCCTTGTCGGTCATGTAGCCGATGAGCCCGATCGCGATCGAGCTCGCGGTGTACGTCTTGCCGCTGCCGGCGAGCCCCATGATGCCGGCCTTCAGGAAGCTATGACCGGCCTCGGCCTTCTGAAATAGGTTGTTCATTCGTCATCGTCCTCGAGTAAGGCGTCGTCGACCTGATCGTCGACGTCGCGGGTATCTTTCGATGCGGGCTCCGGCGGCGCCGCGGGCCGGCTCGGCAAGTTGCTCCAATCGTAGGCCGTCACGCGAGCGGCTCGATCTGATCGGCATACGCCCACGGGCCGCTCGCGAGCTCCACGTAGTAGCCGCGCGGCGTCGACTTGAACTCAGCCCAGGAGACCGACGTCACGGGCTCGCCGTCGTCGGGGTTTCCGTTCGGCAATCGCTCGATCGCGCGCACGACCGCCTCGCGCGGCGGACTCGATCCGAATCCGCCGCGCCAGAGCACGCGATCGCCGACGGCAAGCTCGTCAGCCACGCGCCACTTCGGTCAGCGTCGGAAAGAACGCCGCGAGCTTCTCACGCTCGGCGACGAATTCCGCCATCTGCAGCGCCATGGCCGAGCGGTACGGGGCCGCGCGCTTGAAGCTCATATCATCGGCCAGCTTGTCGATCGCCATGCCGAGCGCAGCATGCAAGAGCTGTGCGCGCTTCGCGTCGACCACGATCATCTCATTCGTTCCGGTCACAGAGTCTCCTTGTGCGGGCAGCGCCCGCGGTTTGATGAAATCAGCTCGCGAGCGCGAGCAGGACGCACGCCGTCGCAACGAGCGCGCCGGCGAGGAAAGCAGAGGCCGCGGCCGCCTGATCATGGCGCCGGAGCGCGCGAGCGGCGGCGTAGGCGTGCCAGATGCGCAGGTCGAGCGCGTTCTGAGTAGGCGCGCTCACGAAAACACCTTGCGAGACATGGGCGAATTGCGAGGCCACGGACGGTAAGCAGGGCGACCGTCGTCGCGCACGAATCGCTGCGCCGGGCGCGGGATGGTGAACGTCGCAAGCGGGTTCGTGCGCAGGATAGAGATCCGCGCTCGCTTGCCCATGCCACTCGCATAGGCAAGATTCGTCGCGCGATAGCGAGCTTCCAGGTCTCGCTGAATCTTCTTGTACGGCGCATCGGCTGGCGTGGGCATTGCTACTCCTGATTAGCGGTCGAGCTGGACGAGAGCAGTCGCTTAAGAGCGACGAGCGCGGCTTGCGCATCACGCTTCCGCGCGAAATAGCTCGGGCCATTCACCTGTCGAGGTCCTAGCCCGTAGTCGATGACTTCTGGCGGCCCCATGAGCACGTTGCCGCTCTCATGGACGATGGCCCACGGATGAGAGCCATATGAGCTGATGCGCTTCGGCTTGCTCGCGTTGATGATTGCGAGTCTGTCTGCGCAGGGCGTTGCGTTGCTCATTTCGGCTTCACCTCGAAGACCGCGTCAGCGCAGCGCACACGTTCGTAGTAGAAATCGCGGCCGAGCGCGTCTGGCTGTTCATCGTAGTAATGCCTGCGGATCCACGTGGAACCCCACTGATCTCGCACGACCGGCGGCTCGTCGTCCGGAAACGACAGATAGCCGACCACCGAACCGTCCGGGTCCTTGCCCCGACAGATGGTCATAGGCGCCGCGGCAGCGTCCAGGTTCCCCGTTTTGGTTTTCGATCCCATCGACCTCTCCGAAAAACGCTGCCGCGGCAACCGGAGCGACATTTTCGAGACTGCGCGCCAAGCCCCACGGCGCAGCGCCACGATAGGCCACGCGCGCGCGAGGTCTCTACTGCGGAAAGTACGTATTGACAGAGCTGCACCGGCGAGGTCTCACCGGAGTCCACATTTGTGGAAAAGGTCAGCTATGTGGCGGAAGCGTCAGGATATTTTCGGAGTGCGGCTCGTGCTCGGTGTAGGGCACACCGTGCTCTGTGAGCCACGCTTCCCACTGCTCATAATGCCGCTCGACCATGCGGCGAAACTTGGCCGCCTTGTGGTCGCCGACGCCCGGGTACGCGGCGAGCTCGGTCACGTCGATCCGAAGCGCGACGTCCATCACCGAGCCGCGGTAGATCGTGATCGTGGCATCGGGCAGCTCCGCGCCGGCCGTGCCGCAGATGATCGTGGTCCCGTTGCTCATGGCTCGATCGGCTCCTCGTCGTTCGTGTCGTTCTTGAGGCCGGCCTCGCGGCTCGGATTGAGCGCTATTCCATAGGCTCGCATCGTCGAGCGCAAGTGCATCGCGGCCTCTTCGGCGAGCCGCCCCTCGCGCTCGGCGAGCGCGGCCCGATCGACCGCGGCATTCGCGCGCGAGACGGCATAGCCCACGCCCAAGCCGCAGACGAGAAACCCCAGCATCAGCATCACGATCACCGGCGTCGAGAGCGTGTTGCCGGCGTTGAGATAGGCCATCGGCCCGTGCGCGCGCACGACGTTCGCGTGCGGCGATTCCAGCACCGGCGTCACACCCGCCGGCACGTCGAGCTCGATGCCCCCGTGGCGCGCGTGCAGCGGCTTCGCCTTCGGCGGCCAGCGCTTACCGCCGGTCCTCGATGTCGTGTCGGGTTCGTTCAATCTCTTGCCCCTGGAAAGCGACCATCTGCCGCATCTCGGCGAGCTGAACGGCCTGCAGCGCTTGGATCGACGCGAGCTTGTCGGTCGTGTCCTGCAGGCGATTCGCCCACCAGCCGAACATGGCGATGACGAGCACGAGCGTCCCGCCCGCGAACCCGACGACGAGCTTCTGCACAGGATCCGCCGCGCGGTAAGTCGTCACGAAGGCCTCTTTGATAGCCGGTGAAAGCATATCAATTGCCGCGCGCGGAAGCGTCCTGTTTCCGGAGCATGAGACCGGAGTTGCAACGCTCGTGCCAGCCGCCGCGGGCCGCCATTATTTGCCCTGCCGCTCGATGATCGCATCCTTGTGGCGCGAGCCGGCAGACGATCCGAAGTAGTAGGAAACGACCTGCTCGGCCTTTGCGCTCATGTAGCCGATGATCGTGCCGGCGATCGTGCTTTCGGCCGTCGCCCAGCCCATCAGCACCGCGAGCCCCATGCCGATGAAGGCGCCCAGGATCGCAAAGGCCAGAATCTTCGTGGTCGAGTCCTTGAGCGCGACCTCCCGCGCCCGCGCGTCCTTGCGATCGTCGACGGTGAGTTCCTCGAACTTGAAGTCGTGCTCGAGCTCGGCCTTCTTGAGATCGGCCTCGATCTCCTTGAGCTTCTGCAGACCCTCCGGCGTCGTCGCGGCGACCTCGACCGCCTGCTCGAGCGCCTCATCGGTCATGGCTGGGTCGCCCATCGCCTTCTTCGCGATCGTCGCCACGAGCGCCCCTGCGGGCCCGCCGAACCCCGTGAGGAGCGTCGGCGCCACGCTCTTGAGCACCGCCCCGATTCGCGCGAACGGTCTGCCCTTGAGCGCCATGGTCAAGCCTCCAATGCCCGATAGACGGTGCGGCCATTCTCGCGCGTCGCGCTCAGAAATTCACGCCGCGGCTCGGCCGCGATCGGCTCGCAGGAAAGATGCACCCAGGAACCGAACTCGAGGATGCACTGCCGGAGCGGGATCTCGTGCTCGAGCGCCCGCACGCGCGTGACCAGCTCGCCGAGCGAGAGCGTCGGCGCGAAGCAGTCCGCCGCGAGCCCGCGTAGGTGGTCCGAGGTCCTCGAGCCCCCGATGAGATCGTTCAGCGCCGCCGGCCGATAGCCGCTCGTGATCCTGAGCGCCCCGCCGACCGCCGATCGCACGGGCTCCAGCACGAGCACCGCGAGCCGCCGCAGGTTCTCGACCACGTCCGCCGGCGGCCGCATGTCGATTCCGACGCGCGCCGCGGTCTCGCTGACGGTGAGCTCCTCGAGCGTGAAGTGCGGCGAGAGGTGAATCATGTTTCCCAGCATTCTGGCAAATCGGCCATTGAGATGCGGAGGATACAGGCATAGGCTCGCGGCCATGAAAACAATAACAACTCTCGCCGCTGCGCTCCTCAGCGGTTGCGCCGCCTTCACCCCGCCCGACAACTGGTCACGCCGCGATACCGTGCTGCAATCGACGGCCGCCGCGCTCGCCACGCTCGACGCCGTCACGACGATGAACCTGTCGCGCGTCCCGGGAATGGTCGAGAAGGGCCCGGTCGCAAGCCGCATCATCGGGCCGACGCCGAGCAATGCCGAGATTGCCGGATACTTTGCCGCGACCGTGGCCGCGAACTATTTGATCGCTCGCGCGCTACCGCCGCGCTGGCGCCCGTACTGGCAAGGAAGCGTCATCGCAATGCACCTCGGGCCAGCCGCGCATAACTGCGAGCTCGGCGCGTGTCTCACGAGCCACTCGCCGCCGCCGGCGATAGCTTCGCCCGTTCGGCCGCAATAGCCTCGTCGAACTCCTCAAGCCGCGTCCGCGCCGGCGAGTTC